AATAAAAGATGACCGTAGTTGCCAATGCAACATTTAATCTTGACCTCTCGGAGATGGTCGAAGAAGCGTTTGAGCGCTGTGGCTCAGAGCTTCGTTCTGGTTATGATTTGCGTACAGCCCGTCGTTCTTTGAATCTGTTGTTTGCTGATTGGGCAAACCGAGGCATTAATTTATGGACGATTGAGCAGGGACAGATCCCGCTAGTACAGGGTACAAACACCTATGACTTACCGCTTGATACTGTAGACTTGATTGAGCACGTTATTCGTACAAACCCTGGGGTGCAGAACACTCAGGCAGACCTGACAATCTCACGCATCTCAGTATCTACATACGCAACAATCCCCAACAAGTTGCAGCAAGCTCGCCCTATTCAAGTATGGGTAAATCGTCAGTCTGGTGCTACGTACGCAGGTACAAGCAGCTCTACCCCACCAGCAGGCGTTAATGCCCCTAAGATCGTTATTTGGCCTACCCCAGACCAAGGCACTGCCCTAGACCCTTATTACACGTTTGTTTACTGGCGTCTGCGCCGTATTCATGACGCTGGCGATGGCTCTAACACAATGGACATACCATTTCGTTTTTTGCCCTGTTTGATTGCCGGTCTGGCTTATTACTTGGCGTTGAAGATTCCGGGTGCGGATGCTAGGTTGGGCGTTCTTAAACAGCAGTATGACGAGGCTTGGGAGTTTGCGGCTACAGAAGACAGAGATAAGTCGCCTGACCGCTTTGTACCACGCCGGATGTATATTACCTAGAGCTAGCCATGCCAAACACCTTTGCATCTGGTAAACGGGCTATATCGCAGTGCGACCGCTGTAACTTCAGGTTTCAGTTAAAAGAACTACGCATTGAGATTATCAAGACTAAGCCCTACCAGCTATACGTTTGCAAGGCATGCTGGGATCCTGACCACCCTCAATTGCAGTTGGGTATGTACCCTGTTGAAGACCCGCAAGCATTGCGCAATCCAAGACCGGACAATACATATTATCAAGCTGGTTATACCGGCTTGCAGTTGAATCAAAACGCAGGTAATACAGAGCAAGGCTTTGGAGACCCTACAGGCGGTAGCAGGGTGTTTCAGTGGGGCTGGGCTCCAGTTGGTGGGGCTAGCAGTTTTACTAACGTTTTAACGCCAAATTACTTGATTGCAGTAGGACAAGTGGGTACAGTTACGGTAACGACAACATAGGAGAAAGACATGTTTAAAAAAGGCGCAGATGGTGTTACTAAAAAAGGTAAGACTAAAGGTACAAATCTAGGTGATTCAGGTCCAAGCGTTGGCATCCAAAAAGGTGGCAAAGGCGGTATGGGCGGTAAAACCAACGAACAGATGATGAAACTGGGTCGTAATATGGCTAAAGTAGCTAACCAAGGAATGATGCGCAAAAGCGCAGGAAGAGGTCGATAATGGCTAAGTACAGCATGAAACGTGATGGTAAAGAGGTTGGTCCAGCAGCTGTATACGCTGAGCCACACACTATGGACGGTAAAAAAGTAACTGTTGCTGGCGCTATTAAAGACCAGTCTGGTGCGCAAGTTATGGACGAAATAAATATCTCCGTAGGCAATATCAGCAAAAACGTTGGTAAAGACGTAAAAACTTCTGGTATTGAAACTCGTGGTAATGGAGCCGCTACTAAAGGGCGTATTGCTCGTGGGCCAATGTGTTAGTAGGGTAAACCCGAATGAATTACGTTCAACTATACCAAGCGATACAGGATTACTCTGAAAATACAGAGTCGCTGTTTGTATCTAACATCTCGACTTTTGTTCAAGAAGCCGAAGAGCGTATATACAACTCAGTTCAGCTGCCCCCACTACGTAAGAACGTAACAGGTAATCTTACAGCCAATAATAAGTATTTATCTTGCCCTGATGACTATTTGTCTACCTACTCAATCGCTGTTATTGATGGGACTGGGGCATACACGTACCTACTTAACAAAGATGTTAACTTTATCCGTGAGGCATACCCAACACCAACAACTACGGGGCTGCCTAAGTATTACGCATTGTTTGGTACTCAATTTAATAACGCTAATGAGCTGTCTTTTATTTTAGGTCCAACCCCTGATAGTGGTTACGCCACAGAACTTCATTATTTTTACTATCCAGTATCTATTGTTCAAGGCGCTATTTCTGGTATTGGCGCTATTACTGGGGGTTCTTTATACACCAACGGAAACTACAGCAATGTACCTTTAACAGGGGGTTCTGGTTCTGGAGCTACTGCAAACATAACAGTTTCTGGACAGGTTGTTACATCTGTAACCATTAAAAACAACGGTAATTTTTACGCCGTTGGGGATGTATTATCCTGTTCTAACACTTATATCGGTGGTTCTGGTTCTGGGTTTTCTATACCCGTAGGTGTTATTAATAATGCCACAGGTACAAGCTGGCTAGGCGATAACTATGATCCTGTACTTCTTTATGGTGCAATGCGGGAAGCAATGCTTTTTATGAAGGGCGAGCAAGACCTTGTTAAGTACTACGAAGACAAGTACACCGAAGCTCTAATGCAGCTTAATAGACTTGGTACTGGTCTGGAGCGCGGTGATGCATATCGTGATGGGCAAGCTAAGATTAAGGTTAACCCATAATGGCTATCCAACAAGGGCAGTGCACTATTTTTAAAAAGAACTGCTTAAGCGGGTTGGAAAACTTTGCTTCTGGAACCCCTTACGTTTATAAAATTGCGCTATATACGTCGTTTGCGGATATTGGACCAAACACTACTTCTTATAGCGCAACTAACGAAATTACCGGTACCGGGTATACATCCACAGGCAAAGTCCTGACTGTTATACCGCCTGCATCTGATGACCAAACCCAAACAGCGTATTTATCATTTGCAAACGTGACTTGGGACCCCGCTTCCTTTACTGCAGCAGGTGCGTTAATATATAATGGTACTACTGGTGCGGCTGTTGCGGTATTGAGTTTTGGGGCAGATAAAACTGCTACAAACACATTTACAATAACTTTTCCTACGAATAATTCCACAAACGCCATTATTCGTTTTTCTAACTAAGGAGTTTTTATGCAAAAAGAAATAGCAAGCTGCGGCGATCATGCTGTGGCAACATTACAAGCAAACGTTAATATACCAGAAGGTATGATTCAAGATGGTTTTTACCATGTTGAGTGCCGTGATGCTCAAGGTAATTTAAAGTGGACTGAAGAAGTTCCTAACTTGGTCGTAGCAGCGGGTAAACAGCTAATGCTTGATACTTTGTTACGTACATCTAGCACATACACTACCGTTGGACCATTCTTAGGATTAACTAGGGTTTCGTTGACTCCAGCAGCTACTGACACGATGACTACATTGGTTACTACTAACTCCGCTGAGTTTATTAACTACACAGTTGGTGGTTCCGCAGTTCGTGGTACTGCTGTGTTTGCAGCGTCTACTTCATCTGGTTCTACACCTTCTAACGTAACAACTTCATCTGCAACTGCTATTACCTACACTATTACCGGTGCTGGCGGTACTGTTTATGGTTGTTTCTTGGTTACTGGGTCTGGTGCAGTTAGTACATTAAGTTCTACAGCGGGTACTTTGTATTCTGAAGGTAACTTCTCTACAGCTAAAGTTACAACTGCAGGCGACACAGTAAGCGTTACTTACAGCACAACTGCTACTAGCTAAGGAGTCCTAAATGGCTCTGGCGCTGTATGATCGTGTTCAACAGACTGGTACTGCTAATACAACCGTAAGTTTTACATTAAGCGGAAGTGTTACAGGTTTTCAGTCTTTTTCAGTTGTTGGTAATGGCAATACCACTTACTATGGAGCTACAGATACTTCTGGAAACTGGGAAGCAGGTGTTGGCACGTATTCAACCACAGGCCCAACGCTAACCCGTACAACAATTTTATCGTCTAGTAACTCAGGTTCTGCAGTTACGTTTAGTGGCACAGTTACTGTATTTGTTACTTACCCTTCTAGTAAATCTGTAAACCTTAACGAAACAGGAAACGTTAGTGCTTTAGGCACAGTTACTTCTGGTGCTTGGAACGGTTCAACTATTCCAGTAGCTTATGGCGGTACAGGCGTAACTGCTTCTAGTGGCGCTAACTCTGTAGTATTGAGAGATGCTAATCAAAACGTAACAGTAAACCGACTTAACCAATCTAATACCTCTGTTGCGGCTGCGGCAGGAATAACTGCTTTAACAGCGGCTTCTAGCTACTCTCAAACACTGACCGGCACGGGCTCTCAAACTTATACACTGCCTGATGCTACCACCCTGACTACAGGCGTAGCGTTTGAGTTTAACAACAATGCAACAGGTACATTAACTATTCAAGATTACGCTAATGGTTCTGTAGGTACTGTTCCAGCTGGAGGGGCTGTTAATCTTGTTTTGTTAGCTAACGGTACTGTTGCAGGTACGTGGAACTACCACGGGTTTGCTCCTGAGAACATACAATGGGGAACAAATTCTCTATATCTGGCTAGCGATATTGTCTCTGGTGGCACTTGGCAAGGCGGTACGATTCAACCAGCGTATGGCGGTACAGGATTAACTACATTTGTAGCGGCTAACAATGCTCTTTATTCAAGCGGTGTAACTACATTAACTGCTGGCACATTACCTACCGCTGCCGGTGGTACAGGATTAACTACATTTACTGCAGCTAACAACGCTCTTTATTCAACATCTTCATCTGCTTTAGTTGCTGGTACTTTGCCAATTGCGGCTGGTGGTACTGGGGGAACAACGGCGGCTACTGCGTTTAATGCTTTAAACCCAATGACTACAACTGGGGATATGGTTTATGAAGCCTCTGCTGCTACTGCTGCAAGATTGCCTATTGGTACAGCTGGTCAAGTTTTAACTGTAGCTGGGGGTATTCCATCTTGGGCAACTCCAACGTCTGCCGGCGCTACCAAGGCTCAAGCAGTCGCATATGCAATGATTTTTGGTTATTAAGGAACAATAATGGCAAACCCAAACATACTAAACGCAACATCAATTTATGGTAACTCAAATTATTTAGTTCCAAGCGGGACGAGCGCAACTACTTGGACCGCTCTTACACCTGCGGTTGGAACTGTAAATAGAATTGATTACCTCATGGCAGCAAACGTTACAGGTACAGCTGCAACTATTACTGTTTCTATTAACAGCGCAGTAAGTGGCGGCGGAACAGCGTATAGAATTGCTTTTCAAATCCAAGTACCCGCTAATACTACTTTAATCCTTTCAGATAAATCTACCGCAATTTATCTTGGTGAAAATCAGTCAATCGTAGTAACTTCAGGTACAACCAACGCCATTGAAATGACAGCGTCTTATGAAGCAATAACTTAAAGAGATCAGTTATGACTGATAGATTTTATGCGGGTTTTGTTAATGCAGCGTATGTTGGGGCTAAATCACCCACGGCACCAACTACTGTAACTGCTTCTAAATTAAATACAGCCGCAGAAATTTCTTTTTCTGGGGCTACTTCAGCTTACGGCGCCATAACTGGGTATAGAGTTACATCAACACCAGGAAATTTTACGGCTACAGGTGCATCATCACCAATTACAGTAAATGGGTTAACTAACGGCACTTCATACACTTTTCAAGTAACTGCAATTAACGCTTTTGGTGAAAGCCCCGGAAGCCCTGTAAGTAACGCCATAATTCCTAACGAACTTGGTCAAAGACTTTATACACAGGGTAGTTTTACATTTATTGTCCCAATTGGTACGACAAGTGTTAGTGTAGTTTGCGTTGGCGGTGGTGGCGCTTGTGGTTATGCTAGCCCGAATGCTGGCGCTGGCGGTGGTTTAAGGTACAAAAATAATATTGCTGTAACTCCTGGGCAGTCAATTGCTGTAGTTGCGGCAAGTACTTCTTATTATGGTTCCCCTGGTGGGAATTCATCTTTTGGCACTAACGGCAGCGATGCTTTTTATTTTTTTGCTGGCGGCGGGCAATCATCAGGTCTTAGTGGTGGTACAGGCACAACAATTGGCAGCGGTGCAGATGGTGGTGGTGATGGTGGCGCAAACTCAGGTTACTCCATGGGTGGCGGTGGCGCTGGTGGGTATTCTAGTAATGGCGGCGGTGGCGGGTCCAATGGCAGCGGCGCAGGTGGTTCAGGCGGCGGTGGTGGTGGTGGCTATGGAGCTTATAACGGAAGCTTTTACTCTGTTTATTGCGGCAGTGGCGGTGGAGTTGGAGTTTTAGGTGCTGGCGCAAGTGGTTCTGGTGGTTATGGCACAAGCGCAACTGCTGACGAAGCAACAAAACAAGGTACTGGTGGCTCAGGAGGAACAACAGGTCCTTACTATAGTCAGGGGGTGGCAGGTGAATATGGCGGTGGCGGTGGCGGAAGTTATGTTTATGCAAATAACTATATGTTTGGTGCTCCTGGTGCAGTTAGAATTATTTATCCAGCATCAGGTGGCTCAATTTCCCCACGAACTTTTCCATCAACTAATACAGGTAACTTGTAATGCCAACCTATAGCGGGCTTTGGACTCCAGTACAACAGCTACAGCAAGCGGGTTCAGGGCTTTGGCCTGGAGTAACTCCACCTGGGCAAGACCTATATGCAGGCTCTCAATATGGTGGTGGCGGGTCTAGTACCTATACTTGGGTTTGTCCTCCAGGAATTACTCTTGTTAGCGTTTGTTGTATTGGTGCGGGCGGTTCTGGATCTGCCTTTTACGCTAGCGGTGGTACAAACGCAAATGGTGCTGGCGGTGGCGGTTTAGGGTGGAAAAATAATATTGCTGTAGTACCAGGAACTTCATACACAGTTGCAGCAGGGAACGCTTTTTACAGCACAGTCGGCGGTAATGGTGGAGATTCTTATTTTATTTCCACTGGTACAGTAGCTGGCTTTGGAGGTCTCGCCACTTTTAATGGTCGTACTGGTGGTTCATACACCGGTGATGGCGGTGGTTCTGGTGGTAATGGTGCTGGCGGTATTTATGGATACTCTAGCAGTTATTCAACAAGCGGCGGTGGCGGTGGCGCTGGCGGTTATACAGGCGCTGGCGGAGTTGGCGGTACTGCAGGTAGTTCTCCTGGCGGTGGAGGTGCAGGCGGATCTGGCTCTGGAGGCGGTGGCGGTGGCGGAGGTGGCGGTAATTACTATGCTGCTCCAGGATACAACGGTGGTGGTGGAGCTGGCGGTGGAGTTGGAATTTTAGGGCAAGGCGCAAATGGTACTGGAGGCGCTGCTGGTGATCCACCCACTGGTGGTGGTGGCGGGTCTGGAGGTAGTGCGGGTGGCAATCCAACTAATGGTCCTGTTGGAGCCCCTGTAGCTGGTAGTTACGGCGGCGGCAGTGTTAACGCATTTTATGGATATGGTGCGGGTGGTGGCGGTGCAGTACGAATAATGTGGCAAGGCCCCACTCCTGGCACACCAAGATCATATCCAAGCAATGCCCCAAATGTTTAATTTAAGGAAATAGTATGGAACTTTTTATTCAAATAGATGAAAACGGGCAAGCAAAAGAACATCCAATTCACGGCGACAACTTTCGTCAAGCGTTTCCGCATATTGATGTTAACAACTTACCAAGTAATTTTGCTCGTTTTGTGCGTGTTAATTCTCCAGTTCCTGGGGTGTATGAGAAAAATCATAGAGTAAGTTATCAAAAGCGTCCTGACGGTGTTTGGACAGACGTACATACATGTGACTTAATGACAAGAGAAGAAATTATTGCACTGCAAAACCAAGTTAAAGCTAATTTTGCTGCAATTAATGGCCCCGCTTCTTGGATGTTTAATGAGGCTACTTGCAGATTTGAACCACCTGTACCATATCCAAATAACGGAAAAAACTATCGGTGGGATGAACCAACAACTAACTGGGTGGAGGTAACAGTATGATTAAGAAATATCCAGGCGGAATAATTTATTTAATAGTTCCAGCTACAAGTAGAGGCGTATTCAATTTAACTACCCAAATGTTTTATAAAAAATTAGGCATTTGGGCTTAAAATGTTTGGAATTTCGTCCTTTGCTCAAGCACCGTTTGCTTCATTAGCAGGGACAGCTTTTATCGCTGCATTGTCGGAGGACATAACTTTAGCAGACTCTAGCAGTCAAATTTTTGCTTTTAACCAAAGCGTTGCTGAAAACTTTGGTATAAATAATACAGAAAATACTGATGGAGGATCAACCTTTTTTTTAGATATATCAGAAAATTCAGCTTTTGGCGATTCTAGTAGTCAGCTATCAGCGTTCCTACAAAGCCTATCAGAAAATTCTAGCCCTAATGACTCTGTTGGGATTAGTACAATTTATCTTTTTGAAGTTGCAGAAAACCAAACAATGGCAGATGATCCTGTGCCGTTTTTTGCTGCTTTGCAAGACCGCTCCGAGCCAATAATTTCAGTACAAGATTCAAGCACTCAACAATTTGCTTTTTTACAAACATTAGCAGAAAACATTAATTCTGACGACTCTAGCACCCAGGTATCAGCGTTTCTACAAAGTTTATTAGAAAACATTAATTTAGCGGATACTCCTTCAATTGCGGCTCAGTTTGCAACAGCTATTACTGAAAACAGTGTTTTAGAAGATAGTTTTCTTTTTGTAATGCTAGTTACAGTCACTGAAGATTTTAGTTCTGCCGATTCTAGTACTCAAGTATCAACATTCTTGCAAAGCCTAGCAGAAAACATTGCTTCTGCAGATGTAAGCACTCAGCAATCTACTTTTTTACAGTCTAGAGTTGAGCCTTTTACTGTAGCAGACTTATCATCGTCTGGTGGATGGTTTAAAATTAACAACGACCAATCTGTTACTTGGGTCCCAATTAATAATTCGCAGCCTTAACGAAAGAATACTATGGCATCTAGCTACTCACCCTCGCTTAAAATAGAGCTTATTGGTAACGGCGATCAGTCCGGTACATGGGGTACTACGACCAATAATAACCTCGGCACCATACTTGAACAGGCTATTACAGGGGTTCAGACTATTACTATGGTCAACGCCGACTACACATTAACAAGTTTTAACGGCGTATCAGACGAGGCTCGAAATGCGGTTTTGGTAGCTACGGGGACTAACTCAGCTATTCGCCAAATAATCTGCCCGCTGGTAGAAAAACTTTACGTCATATTTAACAACACTACAGGCGGTTTTGCTATAACAATTGGCGGTGCTACAGGCTCTATTGTAACTATTCCTAACGGCACTACTGCTCAAGTCTATTGCGATGGCACGAACTTCTTCTCTTCCCAAACAGGTTCGGCTGGTAATTTTAATGTAAACGGTAACTTAACCGTAGGCGGTACAACGTCTTTATCAGGGGCTTTAACTGGGACAACGGGTGTATTTTCAGGTGCTATTTCCTCGGTATCTCCAACGTTTACAGGAACCCCAACAGCGCCGACTGCTGCAGCTGGAACAAATACAACTCAGATAGCAACTACGGCTTTTGTGCAAGCAGTTGTTCCAACGGGCGTTATTGTTATGTGGTCTGGTTCTATTGGCAGCATTCCAAGTGGTTGGTTATTGTGTAACGGTTCTAACGGTACCCCAGACTTAAGAAACCGATTTGTAGTAGGCGCTGGTTCTACCTATGCGGTAGACGCAACAGGCGGATCAGCAGACGCTATTGTTGTAACCCACACCCATGCAATTACAGACCCAGGCCATGCTCATAGCTACACAGCCGGAAGTTATCAAGATCAAAGAGGAGGCGGTTCATCAACTACGGATGTTCAACCAACAACTACTAATACAGCAAGCAATACCACAGGAATTAGCATTAATAATGCTGGAACAAGCGGTACAAACGCCAACCTACCACCCTACTACGCTCTTGCGTATATTATGAAAGCTTAAGGATAAATCATGGGTCAATTTACAATTTCTGGTGATACAAGCGGTACGTTAACTTTAGCTGCTCCAGCTATTGCGGGTACACCAACTATTACCTTTCCAACCGTTTCTGGTACTGCCTTGGCTTCTACAGCAGTGTCGGCATCTACTACAAACACGGTAACAAATAAGATTGCTGTCAATATTGGCGGCACGGTTTATTACTTGTTGGCTTCTACTTCAGCAGCTTAAGGACTTAATATGGCAACTACACTCAATGCTGGAACCACAGCAGCAACGGCACTAAACGTCATTACAGATACTACTGGGGCAATGGCTATTCAGACTAGTGGTACAACTGCAATTGCTATTAGTAACGCTCAAGTAGTTTCTTTGACTAACCCACTATTGCCAGCTTCTGGTGGCACTGGGCTTTCTTCTTTAGGAACTGGTGTTGCTACATTTTTAGGCACTCCGTCTTCAGCAAACTTGTTGGCTGCCGTAACAGACGAAACAGGTACTGGGGCTTTAGTATTTGCCGCATCCCCAACTTTATCGGGAACCCCACTGGCGCCAACAGCATCGGTTGGTACTAACACCACTCAAATAGCGACTACGGCTTTTGTGCAGGCGGCTGGTTTAGTAGGTGAAATAAAAATGTGGGGCACTGCTTCTGCGCCGACTGGGTATTTGCTTTGCGACGGCAGTGCGGTGAGTAGAACAACATACGCCGCACTTTTTGCGGTGGTTGGCACAACTTTCGGTGTTGGGGATGGATCAACTACATTTACATTGCCCGATTATCGTGGAAGAACGCCTATTGGAGTAAGCGGTTCTTATGCTTTAGCAAGCACAGGTGGTAGTGCTGATGCTGTTGTTGTAAGCCATGGTCATGGAGCAACTTCTACAGATTCGGGACACTCACATAGTTTAGTTGCTGGTTTAACTGGTTCTGATCTTGTTGGAGGGGGATCAAATCAGATTTACACTAGAACCCCATCACCAAGTAGTACAGGTATTGGCAACGCAAATATTACAACTACAGTAAGTGTAGTCGGAGTTTCTGGTGTTGGCGCTAATCTGCAACCATATCTTGCAATTAACTTCATTATCAAAACCTAAAGGTGCAAACAGTGGATCATGGCAGACGAACTCGGACTATCGGCTGGTGCAAAGGGCATCAGTGAAGGGTTAAAGACTGGGCGGGAAGCTGGGCGAGAGATTGGCAAGAACATCGAGGAAGTACAGAAGGAAGCAGTAGATGTTGCAAAGCAGCAAGCAAATGCAAGAATTCGTGAACGTAGAGAAGCAGAGTTTAGGAAAGAACGGGCGATATTTAAAGCCCTTGAGGAGTACAAACACCGCAAGAAGATAAGCGATGAAGAGTACAAGTTAAGGGTAGATTTTATAAAGCAGCACGGCACTAAAGAGTGGCAAAAGGTGCTAGACATCAAGACCGAGATTGAGCGGCTTGAGAAGGAAGACAAGAAGTACTTTGATGCTGAGTTGTCAAAGGTTAAATGGGTGCAGTTCTGGTGTTTTCTGGCAGCAGGCTGGATTGCTTATTTTATAGTATGGGGGTCTAAAAGATGAATATGCAAGATATTATGAAGGCGGTTATTCCGATTCTTGTAGCCTGTATAGCGTGGCTACTCGGTCAAGTATCCTCATTTCAGACTCGCCTGACCCAGATTGAAGGCAAGATGCCAGCCCTAATTACTAACGAAGGCGTCCCAACGGATAGTCCTATTTCAGCCGAGCGCAGAGCAAAGATGCGTGAGGAACTATACAAAGAACTCCATGACCTCCATGTGCGGGTCAAACTCCTTGAAGAAAGAGCTAAAAAATGATTACCTTATTTACCACCCTTATATCATTCCTGTCTGGCGGACTACCTAGCCTACTAGGGTTTTTCCAAGACAAGTCCGACAAGAAGCATGAGATGGAAATGGCTCGTTTGCAGACTGAACGGGAACTCCAGATGATGGAGAGAGGCTTTCAAGCCCAAGCCCATGTAGAAGAAATTAAGACCCAGCAGATTGAGATGCAGACCCAAGCCCAAGAAAGGGCGTCTTTGTATGCTCACGACATCGAGATTGGCAAGGGTGCTTCCCAGTGGGTTACTAACTCTAGGGCTATGGTTAGACCAGCCATTACCTACGGGATGTTCATCATGTTTATGTTTGTGGAAATCTTTGGTTTCTGGTTTGCCTTTCATCGGGAAGTGGCTTTTGACGTAGCGCTAAACCTGTTGTGGGATGATGAGACACAGATTATCTGGGCAAGCATTGTTTCTTTCTGGTTTGGAACACAGGCATTTAAGAAGTGAAAGTAAGCGATAAAGCCATCAAAATGATTAAGCACCATGAGGGTGTCCGTCAGCGTCCATATCGCTGCCCCGCAAAATTGTGGACGATTGGTGTGGGTCATGTACTCTACCCACGGCAAGGTGCGTTAAAAATAGACGAGCGAGATGCCTACCCACTGGAATATAAAGATGACCGTACCTTTTCTATGGAGGAAGTAGATGACATTCTTAGAGACGATCTTAATCGCTTTGAGCGAGGTGTTGAACGCTTCTGTCCTGTCAAGCTCACTCAAGGTCAATTTGATGCTCTTGTATCTTTTAGCTTTAATGTTGGTCTGGGAACACTACAGCGCAGCACCCTCCGTCAGAAGGTTATTCGGGGCAAAATGGAAGAAGCGGCAGAAGAGTTCTTGAAATATACGCTCGCTGGCGGTAAAGTGCTAAAAGGCTTAGTCACTCGCAGAAACGACGAACGAGCATTATTTTTATCCTAGGGTAAACCCGTATGCCATTACAAAAACTAGTCTTTAAACCCGGTATAAACAAAGAAGGTACAAGCTACACCAATGAAGGTGGTTGGTTTGATGGGGATAAAATTCGTTTTCGTTCTGGTAACGCAGAAAAAATTGGCGGTTGGACACGTCTTTCTAACAATACGTTTTTAGGTATATGTCGAGCGCTTTGGAACTGGGGCACATTAGCTGGCTCTAACTTGCTTGGTGTAGGCACAAGTAAAAAATATTACGTTGAGAGCGGTGGTGAGTATAACGACATAACTCCTTTACTATTAAACAGTAGTGGCAATACAACAACTACCCTAGGCGCTAATTCTTTAGGTACAACAAACGGTTCTGCAACCGTAACAGTAAACGATGCAGTTAGCGGTATTTCTCCAGCTATCGGTGATTATATAAACTTAACTAGCACGGCTACTGTTGGCGGGTTAACTATTTCTGGTCAGTACGTAGTAACAAAACAAAATAGTAGTGTGCAATACGAAATAACAGCTAGCGCAGTGGCAACATCTACAGCAACAGGTGGTGGAACAGTAACTGTTCAATATTTATATCCCGTAGGTAATGATATTTATACTTCAAGCACAGGGTGGGGCGCAGGTAGCTGGGCTCCAACAGATACTGTTAATTTAGGATCTAATCCATTTACCGTAACTGCTGGTAGCGCCGTTGCTACAGTTACACAAAATGCTCACGGCTATTTAACCTCTGCAGGTTCTTTTATTGCTGGACAACAGTACAAAATTGTTGCTGTAGGGTCTACAAACTTTACCTTAATTGGCGCTTCTGCTAATACAGTCGGTATAGTCTTTACTGCTACTGGTGTAGGTACTGGGTCAGGTACAGCGTCTATTGTTTGGGTAGCTTTTTTAGGTGTAACTAATATAACAGCAACGCCAACGTCATTTGGTATATCTGGCACTAGCGGTTTTGCTACAGGCACTTATGGTATGTACGGGGTAACTGCTACTAATGTTGCTGTCCCAGCTACTTTTATAAACGGTAGAGCTTTTGAAATCACTTACGTAGATGCTAATACATACACTATAACTCTGGTATCCCCTGCAGCGTACGGAGCAATTGGCGGCGGGGCTGGTGTTGTTGCTTATCCACAGTATGCCGCACGTCCTTGGGGTTCTGCAGCAGACGTTGGTATTGGGCAGCAGCTTCGTATATGGAGTAACGACAACTTTGGTCAAGATTTAATTATTGCTCCTCGTGGCGGCGGCATTTACTATTGGTCAGCTGCCTCTGGCATTACTGTTAGAGCGGTTCTTTTAAATACTTTGTCTACAGCAGCAGGTTTTTCAGGGCAGTTTGTACCAAATACGACTAATCAAATTATTGGTTCTGCAATTCAACGTTTTGTAATTGCGTTTGGTGCTAATCCCTACGACCCTGCAAACGCCAATAGTACTTTTGACCCCTTATTAGTTCGCTGGGCTGACCAAGAAAACCCTTACGAATGGGTACCCGCAGTAACAAACCAGGCTGGTGAATTCCGTCTTAATATTGGTTCTTACATTGTCTGCGCTAAATCAACCCGTCAAGAAATATTAATTTGGACTGATGCAGCTATATATTCTATGCAGTACCTTGGACCTCCTTATGTTTGGGGCTTCCAGTTGTTGCAAGACAACATTTCTATTATGGGGCCCAACGCTTCTATAACAGTTAATAACGTAACCTACTGGATGGGCACCGATAAGTTTTATAAATACACCGGTCGTGTGGAAACCTTGGCTTCTACTTTGCGCCAATACGTATACCAAGACATTAACCAAAATCAAAACTTCCAAGTATTTGCTGGTTCTATTGAAGGGTACAACGAGATTTGGTGGTTCTATTGCTCAGCCAATAGTGATATTGTTGACCGCTATGTTATTTATGATTACCTAGATGATGTCTGGGCTTATGGAACTATGAGCCGCACTGCTTGGTTAGATTCTGGTTTACGTGCATTCCCAATGGGCGCCGATACTGTTAACTATCGAATCCTCTACCACGAGAACGGCAATGACGACGTGTCAGGGTTAACCCCAGTACCTATTAATGCGTATGTTCAATCATCTGATTTTGACATTGGTGACGGGCACAACTTTGGATTTGTGTGGCGTATTTTGCCTGACTTAACGTTTAACGGCTCTAGTGCAAACCTACCAGAAGTAACGATGACCGTACTTCCAAGAGTTAACTCAGGAACAGCTTATGGAACGCCTGATAACCCAAGAGTACCAAGTGCGCAAAACTACACTTCTACAGGCACTTATGCAGTGCAGCAATTTACTGGTCAGGTATACACCCGCATTAGGGGTCGCCAGATGGCGTTTAGGATTGAGTCTAATGCCCTAGGTGTTGCTTGGCAGATGGGTTTCCCACGTATTGATATAAGACCAGACGGACGCAGATAATGACATATAACGCTCCACTACGCTCACCAAAAGCACCTAACTTACCTAATGCTCCAGCAGCGGGATATAGTCCTGTATATTTTGACCAGTATTCAAACGTGTTGCGTTTGTACTTTAACCAGATAGATAACTTTACTCAAGCAGCCGCTATTCCTCTTTCTGGAACTACTGCAGAAAGACCTGTAAGTACTGTACAAGCGCCGTTGCCAATAGGGCAATATTACTACGACACCACGTTAGATAGACCTATTTGGTGGAACGGCACTGTGTGGAAAAAAGCTGACGGAACGACTGTTTAAATGATAAACTTGACACCAAATAACCCCAAGGTACGCTTATGAGCTTACACAATCTAGCTAAGCACGTCCAACAAAAGGGGCGTGGTAAAGACCAAATGCTTGTTCACATGACCCCAAGAGAGGTACAGGGGTTGCAAGCGCTTGCTAAAGCAAATGGCGGTAGCTTAACAATTAACCCAGAAACAGGGTTGGCAGAAGCAGGGTTCTTAGAAGACGTCCTTCCTATCGTAGCTATGGCTGCGGCTACGTATTTTACGGCTGGCGCAGCTGCCCCTGCTCTTAGCACTGCTTTAGGTAGTTCTATGGCTGGTGGTGTTGCTGCTGGCGCTTTAGCCGGTGCAGGTGTTGGAGGTATTGGTGCTGCAGCGCAAGGTAAAGACGTAGGCAAAGGGGCTCTTTACGGCGGTATTGGTGGCGCTATCTCAGGCGGTATGGGTGCTTATGGCGGTGGTGCTGAAGCTGTAACTGGCGGAGTTACTCCGACTCCTAGTCCTGAGGTAGTCAATCAAGTTGCATTAGATACAACCGTTACTGGACAAATACCTGGTCAAAGTGGAGCCCCTATTGGCGATTTTGCTGGTTCTGCTTCCGATCCAACGGCTGGTATGACTCAAGCAGCTAATACTGGACTGCCGCCTGGACCAACTCTAGGAAGTGCACCGCCTTCCCCTGCTGAACTTGCAAAACAAAATTTAGTTGGTGAGTCTTATGCCGTTCCTAGAGATCCAACAGCTGGGTATGCCGGAACCGAACAAGGAGTTGTAAATCCTGCAGTTATGCCACAACCTCCTAATCTTGGACCGCCTTCTTACTACAGCAAACTAGGTTCTGGTATAGGAGACACCGCTACAAAAGGGGCTATTCAAGCTTTACCTGGTCTTACTGCCGATATTGGCATGAACGAGAACGCCGGTATAGAAGTGCCCGGTGCGGAACCCTACAGAAGTCAAGCTACACTATCTCCTAATTTTCAAGGATATACTCCACGTCAGCCCAAGCCATACTACCAAGCCCAGTACACCCGTTACGCTGCTGATGGTGGTTTAATGGCGCTTTCTAGTGGCGGTGATCCTGCTAAAAAAAGAAAACAGCGTGCTAGCCTAACTGCTGACAGAACTATGGCATCTATGGGTGCCGACCAAGCTGGATTAGCTATGCTTAACAACGCTCGTTATGGCGCTAATATGACAGGCGCTTCTCCACTAAGATCTTCTATGTCTCTTGGTGATTTACCTAACGTTGTTGGTGCGGCTCGTGGCGGTCTTGCTGATTTAGGAGGATATTCTGATGGCGGGCGGATGCTTAAAGGTCCTGGTGATGGTATGTCTGATTCCATTCCTGCCACTATTGGTCGTAAGCAGCCTGCTCGTCTGGCTGATGGGGAGTTTGTGGTTCCTGCGGATGTGGTTTCTCATCTTGGTAACGGCTCTACTGACGCTGGTGCTAGGAAGCTATATGCCATGATGGACAAAGTACGTAGAGCTCGTACCGGTAAAAAGAAACAAGCTCCAGCAGTTAACTATAAACAAGGAGTACCTGTATGAGTGGAGCGGGGGGTGGTGGACTGTTTGGAGAAAACAGCCCGTTATTTGGACCAAAACAAGGATCTGCGGGAAATTCCGCTGGCGTTGGCTACACACCTACCGCAGCACCTAACTACTACACACCCTCATACACACCGCAAACAGCAACTCCGTTTTTACAAAGCATAATGTCACAAAATAGTAGCAGCCCCCTTCAACGAGGTAATACTCTTGGGCTTCCTAGCTTACAAAGTATGTTTAACATGCCTCAAAATGGGTTACCACTTCAAACAAGTGGGATACAACAACTTGCAACAATGGCTCCGTATATAAGTTCTGCTTATAGACCCAATATGTCTAATGCTATGAATAAGTTAAATTTTATTGCTCCTTCTGTTACACCAGAGCAAGTTTCAGCGCTTGATAATTATGGTAAACCTGTACCAAAGCCAGAACCAGTAGCAGAAGTACCAGAATATACAGATAGTGGAGGTTAGTAGTTGAACTTAACTATTAAACCTGTTTTTACTGCTGCTTTTCACCAAACATGGCCTTTAGTTGAAGGGTTTTTGGCTGAAGCGTTAAAATGGGGTGAAGACGATTACACGGCTGAACAAGCTAAAGTAATGCTAGCTAATGGGCAGTGGGTGTTGATGGTAGCAGTAGATGAGGAAAACACAATTCATGGTGCGGCAGCAATTAACTTTATTAATATGCCTAACGACAGAGTTGCTTTTGTAGTAGCTATTGGTGGTAAATTAATTAGCAGTCAGGACACTTATGCGCAGTTTACAGCTTTACTTAAAGCACATGGCGCCACTAAAATACAAGGTGCCGCAAGAGAATCTATTGCACGGCTGTGGACTAGATACGGGTTTAAAGAACGCTACAGGATTGTAGAGGCAAAAATATGAGATATACACTAGATTCAATGTTGCCCGAACGGGCTTTTTCTCCACGCTTAGGTCGTGGTTTTGGTGCCGGTGGTATGACGCTTGAAGGCGGTTCTAGTGGTGGCGGCAGTTCGCAACCAACGCAAACAACTAGCCAGACATCTAACATTCCAGAATACGCACGTCCGTATGTAGAAAACATGTTGGCTTCTACTCAGAAGCAGATTTACAACGATGACATGTCTGGGTTTCGTCCGTATCAACCATATAGTACAAACCCTAGCGATTATGTAGCTAGCTTTAGTCCTTTACAGCAACAAGCTCAAGCTGCTACTGCTAACTTACAAACTCCTGACCAATACGCAGCAGGTAGTAGTTTGGCTGGTACCGCAGGCTTAGGCTCTTTAGGTATTGCAGGGCAAGCTGCTGGTGCAGGGCAACAATACAATCAAATGGCTCAAGACCCAAGAGCTATGCAAGCATATATGTCGCCGTATATGCAAAACGTAGTTGACTATCAGAAATCACAGGCAGTCCGTGACTATGGTATTGGTCAGCAAGGTTTACGAGCACAGGCTGCTAGGTCTGGTGCTTTTGGTGGTAGTCGTCAAGCTATTCAAGAATCAGAAGCTCAACGTGCTTTAGGTAGCCAGTTACAAGGCATTACCGCAACAGGTTCGCAAAAAGCATTTGAAGATGCTCAACGTCAACAACAGTTTGGCGCTCAACTAGGTATGCAAGGTTATGGCACAGCCCTTCAAGGTTTAGGTCAAGCTGGACAAGCAGCCGGTACTTTAGGTCAATTAGGCAGTGCTCAAATAGGAGCACAAAAAGACATTATCAACCTTCAGTCTCAAGCTGGCGCCCAGCAACAAGCCCAAGAACAGCAGAAGATTAACCAGTCTATTCAAGACTACGCTACCGCACAGCAGTATCCGTACATGCAGCTGGGTATTATGAACGCTATGCTTAGGGGTTTACCACTACAGTCTTCAACAACACAGATGTATCAAGCGCAACCTAGTACTGGTCAGCAGTTAATGGGTTATGGTCTTGGCGCATTAGGCGCTTACAAAGCGTTTGGTTAAGGATCTACTATGACTATTCCTTCCGCACCCGCAACATCGCCAGCCATGGCTGCTGGACGTGGTTCTCCTAATCCCATGCCAGCAGGATTATCTGCGCTTTTAAAGCCTGACTCTACGCCTCGTGGCATGCCGTCTGGAAGCATTCAGCAGATTATGAACACCGCTCGCAAAATGAGCGACTCGCAGTTGGCTGATGTTTTAGAAGGTAAAAGCTTAGTCGTACCACAATACGTTGCGATGACCGAAGCTATGGGGCGTAAGAGTTTACGCACCGCCATGCAGGGCGCTCAAGCACAAGCCCAGATGCAGCAACCTAGCGTTAAAGATAAGTTGTTAGCTGAAGAAGCCGTTAGTCCCATGATGGGACAACCCATGCCGGGGCAGATGCCCATGATGGCTGCAGAAGGTGGTTTGATGTATGCCGATGGTGGTATTGCTAGTTTGCCTGCTCCCAATATGGACACTGTTGACATGGCTGACGGTGGGATTATTGCGTTTCAAAATAGAGGATTAGTGCCATCGTTTGCACAAGATGAATTAACAATGTCAAAAGGCAATCTGCCGATTGAACGTGAAGAAAGCAAAGAAGAACGCATTATGCGGGAGTATCGTGAAAGGGTAGCTGCTGAAGAAGCTAAAGGTCCAAAACCTTATGAAAGATTTAAAAATTATTTAAGTGGATCACAAAAAGCAGCAGAAGCACGGGCTTTAGCATATTCAACACCTTCAACTTTAACTTCAACTTCAGCTTTAACCGCATCAGCGCCAAATGCTCGTCTGTCAACAGCACAAGACATTCTTAATTTTACTGGCGAAGGTACTGCCCCAGCCACTTCTCTTGTTCCTGCCGCTGCTCCTGCTCCTGCCCGTGTTCCCGGTGCTGCTCTTGCCGCTGCTGGTCCTGCCCCTGCTGATAGTGGTATGGGCAGTCTTAAGTCTTATATGGATGCAATAAAAGCCAACCAAGAAGACTATTACAAAAAAGTTGAAGGCTTGGGTGCTAAACAGCGTGAAGGTCTTGCGCAGTTAAGAAGTCAAGGTGGTGGCGAAGCGTTGATGAACATAGCTCAAGGTTTATTAAGCAAAGCCGGTTTAGCGCAGGGTATATCTGCGGGATTACCAGGAGTAATTCAAACAGCCGCAACATCTCGTAAAGAACAACGTGCGGTTGAAAGTTTGGCTAATGAATACGATATGAATTTAGCTAAAGCTCGTGCTGCTGACGCTAAGGGTAATACTGAAGCCGCTCTTAAATTTATGCAATTGGCTGATCAAGCTAAATACCAAGCAGCAGATATTCGACTCAAAACGGCTGCGCTTAATAAACCGAGCGAAGCAATTCAGCTTTTAAATGCTCTTGGCGATCCAAAGATAATGGAACGCTATCAAGCTATGAATGTAGCTAAGAGACCGGTAGATATTATCTCAAGAGAAAAAGCAGCAACGCTGTGGAAAGACCTGCCTAGGTCAGAAAAGAAAAACTTTGTTGATTTTGAAGATTTTTACAGAAGACAAAATAATCAAGGTTTATATGCTACACTTCCGGGACAAGGCGCTGATGTAATTGGTACATTGAAGTAGCACCGCCAGCTACTAAAAACTATAGTGAAAATCTATGCCATATTTGCGTCTACCTAGCGGGTCGTTCGTAGAAGTTCCGGAAGGAATGTCTCAAAGCGAGGCACTCGCAAAAGCAAGGCAACAATTCCCAGACGCATTTGCCCCACCTATTAAACCAGATACGGGATTTACGGGCGCAGCTAAAGCAGGCTTTGAGCAACTTAAAGCAGACTACGAGCGTCTCAAAGGCAGAACCGGCTTAAAGGATGTAGAAGAAGCCGAAAAAGAAGCGCAAAAATACGAAAAGAAAAGAGAAAAAGTATTTAAACCAACGGAAGAAAGTTGGTCTGAAGCGCCTTTTGAGAAGTTTAAAGAAACCCTAGGCGGTTCATTGCCGTACATGGCGGCTCCAGCAGCAGTTGGTTTAGGCGCTTTGGCACTACCCGCTGCTTTACCTGTAGGTGCTATTGCGGCTGGTGGCGCTGGACTAGCTTCATTAGGTCAATTTACAGGATCCAACCTTTCCCGTCAGGTAGCTGAAGGCAGACAACTTAAAGACACTGATTTAGTGGCGGCGGGTGCTGCTGCTGTCCCACAGGCTGCTTTGGATGTTATTTCGTTCCGCATGATCCCCGGTATTGGCAAGATCTTTGGTGCGGCTGGTAAAGAGATTACGCCAGAGATGGCTAAGAAGATTGCCGAACAAAACATCTTAAAAACCACAGGTGCTTATGCACTACAGACAGGCAAAGTTGCAGGCATTGAAGGTACTACCGAAGCTGCACAACAACTTCTGGAGCGTTTGCAAGCCGGGCTATCTATTACAGATGAAGCCGCTAGAGACGAGTACTTTGAGAGCTTTATTGGTGGCGCTGTACTTGGTGGCACATTAGCTGTACCGGGTACTGCATACAGAAGAAGCCAGATTAAATCTCGTGGCGCTGAGATGGAACGAGAAGCGCAAGCTAAAAAAGACGAAGCAACACGTCTTGCAGAAGAACAACGTAAAGCATCTCCTGAGTATCAGCAAGAACTTATTGCCCAACGTAATGATTTACAAGGACAAATTACTCAGCTACAAGAAGTTATCAAAGATAAACGGCTTGACCCAGAAGCTCTTAAAGAAGGCAAAGAGCAAATTAAAGAACTGCAAAAGCAGCTCAGTACAGTTGTTAAAGATTTAAAAGAAGTTGCTCCAGAAGAAGCTGCCCCAAAAATGCAGGGCATGAGCATTGAGCAAATTCAACAAGAGCGTATAGCTGCACAAGAAGCAGAAGCAGAAAAAACTAGAGTAGCAGACGAAGCCAAAACTACTGAAAAACAGTTTGTTCAAAGGCATCAAGCTCTTTCTACTAATGTAGATACCCTAACAACGCAGCTTCAAGATGCCATGAAAAATGGCGACGTTGCCACGGCAGAAAAGCTTGGCGCTACGTTAGATCAGGCTAATGCAGAGTTATCGCAATTAACAGACACTGCACAACGTGCTGGCATAAACGTATTTACTACAGATACACAACTTAAAAATGCGCAAAAAGCACTGTCTCAAGCGCAGGTTAATTTAGCTAAAGCCTCTGAGAATGACAAGATTGTTCTTGACCCTCAAAAACGGGCAGAGTTATTTCAAGCTATTAAAGACGCAGAAACAAACATAGCTACTCTAAAAGAGCAAAAGAAAAAAGAAGACGCTAGCGCAGAGCTTGCTACGAGACAGGTTGGTACAGAAATAGTAAGCGCTGAAGAAACTGAGCAGCCGTTTGATATAGAAGAGTATCAGCGCCGTATACAAGAGCCGTCTAATCAAAAGATGCTGCGGTACGCTACAGAAGTTACTGCCTACAAACGAGCTTTTGTACCAGAAAACCCAGAGCTTGATACTTTAGTAAAAGACATAGACGAGAAAAAATTATCTAATGCTTCGGCAAAATTGCTGGGGTTGCCTACGCAAGCAGGTAAAGCTAAATGGGCTTTTGATACAGCAACTAAAAAGAATGAAAAGTTATCTCAAGCTGTTGCCAAACAACTTGCCGATATCGAAGACGCTGAAAAATATTCTAAGCTGTACAACATGGGTTTGCCAGAAGACCCACGCACTCCTTATCTTGTACAAATTGCTGAAGGCTTAGGCGTTTCAAAACAAAAAGCACCAAAATCTAAAGTTGATTTAAATAGAAATCTACGTGGTCAAGTAGACCTACTGCCCGCAGCGCAAAAACTGCTTGGTAAAAATGCGCCTATTGCAGAATACACACCCGCACATCTAGCAAAAATTCGTAATGATCTTGCTGAGATTAACAAAGTACTTAGCTACGATGAGAATTACAACGAAGAAAGAGCAAAAAGTTTAAAAGATCTTACTAGCAAAATCTCAAGATTAAAGAAACGTATTGCCAAAAAAGGTATTTCTGAGGCAGATAAAAAAGGATCTCAAGAAGTATTGGCACGGTACGAAGCTGCTAAAGAACAACTTAAGAAGACAGAGCGCCTTACACCAGGATCTAAAGAACGCTTAAGTCGGCGTAAAGCTCGCCTTGAACAAGAAATTGAAGATGCCACACTTCCTTTACGTTTTAAAGGTAAAGCACCACAGTCTTTAAAAATTGAATCAGATATTGAAACGCTTGAAAACCAGCTTAAAGTTACAACGGCACCTAGCCAAATTAAAAAGTTAACTCAGCGTATTCAAAATGCGCAAGCCAGACTCGCAAAGGTAACTAAAACATCTAGGATGCCTGAAGGAGGCGCTAAAGGCGAACAAGTTATCCCAGCAAGAAAAGAAAGCGAAGCGCTTTTTGAAATTCAAGAAGCTATTGATCAGTTACGTAAAGGCGAGTTCTTTGGTGGTGCTGCCGGTAAAGAAAAATCCCTTGAAAGCCAGTCTCGTACATTAGTACTTAAAGGCATCCGTAGTGATGTGGATACGTTAATCAATGCCGCCATTGCAGATATTAATATTGGGCGCCGTAGCTTTGACGATCCAGACATGTCGGCGCAAGAGAAAGAAGAATTTAGTAATGTTGTAAGACAACTGCTATTAACGAAAGCCGCTCGTGCTACCGGATGGCGTGCTGAACTACAGAGAACGCCCAAGACTGAAGAAGAAACAGCTATTGCCCAAGCATTTAAAGCTGCCGGGTTTGATTTTGCAGATAAGACCGCCCAAGAGCAATACCTTGACGCTCTTGAGAAATCAAATATCACAGAAGAAAACATTGTAGAAAATTACGGCGAAGCAAACAAACAGATTGAAAAACTGCGTTTTAATTTAGATACCGCGCTAGATCAGCAGTCTGAAATTACAGACAACTATCTTGAAGCTACAGAGCCAAGTATCATTGAAACCTACAAAAAGCAAAAAGATCGTGCTGATAAAGAAGTTGTAGCAGCAAGAGCGGCTTACGAAAAAGCCAAAGCAGAGTTTGTTACTGGTGAAAAAGAAGGCAAGGGCGAGATTCGCACCGGCATGCGTGAGCAAGAGCGCATTGATATTAAAGACTTTATCAGTAACTTAAAGCAAAAATACGGAGCGGAGCGAGCAAGATTCATTGAGCCTCGTGAAGTTACGGCAGAAAAAATGCCTGAAATTGAAGGCGAGCCTAAAGAACTTAAAGCCTTGCGGGAAGAAGCGTTTTCTATTTTGGAAGAAAACAAAGGGTTGCTGCGTGGTTTGGCAGAAATGCTTGAAATATTTACACCTGCTGAAGTACGCAAGTCTAAAGAAATTTTTGAAGATTTTTCAAAGTTTAAGACCGGAGCGCTTGACTTTATACGTGACATAAACAGCGGCGAAGAAAACAAAGACTCGTTCTTTAATAAAGTAATTGTTGCTACTGAGAAAGAAAAAGAAGCCGGTGCTAAAAATGTTGATGCGCTTGTTTTAGAACAGCAAGTTTACGATGCAGAACAAGCAGACGCTAAAGCCATAAAAGAAGGCAGGCGGGTTTCAAAAGGCGACAAGTTAATTAACGATAGCCTGCGCCGTAAAGCAGCTAAATTACGTGGGCAAGCGGATACGCTGCGTCAAGAAGCTGATGCACTGCAAAAAGATATTAGTAATGACGTTAATAAAGTACTTGAAAATGTAAAACAGACTATTAGCACCGCAGAAACAGCCGCTAAGCAACGTCTTGATACAGAGTTTAAAAACTTCTTTAACCAGATTAAAGACAATAACGCCGAGTACATTAAAAAATCCAAAGAGTACCAAGTAGCCCGCAATGCGTTTTATAAAGAACGCGAAAAACAAATTGGTGCTGCACGCGCTAAAGAAGAAGGCAGCGATCGTGCCCGTACCGTTAAAGCAATTAAAAAAGGCGAAGCAGAAGGTCGGCAAAAAGTTGGTCTTGGTTTACCCGGTAAAAAAATTGAATCTGAAATACAACAAGTTGCAGTCAGTAATCTTGTCTTTGGCAATATGCTTAAAAAAGTAGGGGCGTTGCACAAATTATATGTTGCGGCGTACAAAGAACAAACTGGCGATAAATTTAAGTCTGAAAACGAACGTACTCAAGCTAAAGAAAAAGCATTGCGTGAATACCGTGCATCTGCAAAAAATATGCGTGCGTATGGTGAAGAAGAAGGGCTTGGTGCCGACGTAAATAGTTTAACCGATTTGTATATTACCTTAGCATCGTTTGATCCAAAATCGCAGGAATATACTAAGTGGAAAGAAAAAATAGACACAAAGATAAAACTTCTTGACGAACAAGCAATGCGCATCAGTACAACAAAGCGCTTTAAAAAAGAAGTTGGTCCTGAAGGTTCTATTGAGCGCGAAGAAAAACTTAAAGCTATTCAAAGCGAACAGACTGAAGAAACAAAACGTAAAATTGCTCGCCGTGCAAATGTAGTTACTCAAAAACAACGTGACGCAATGCGTGAGAAAGTGCAGAAAGAGCTTGATGCACACCTGTCAAAGAAACGTCCGGAAGGCGATACAAAAACAGCAATACACGCACGTAAGAGATACGACAATACACGACTAGGGCTTGAGGCACAACTTCGTGTTATTGAAGGCGCTGACTTTGATATTTTAAGAAACCGTGGCAACATTAAACGTGAAGCCGAAGACAATCGCTATCGTCCAACCGCAGGAATACAAAGAGAACTTGACGAGCATTTAGCTAAGAAACGCCCAGAAGGCGACACAAAAACAGCTATAAGTGCACGTAAAAAATATGACGATAGAACGGCAGATCTTAAGAAAAAACTTGAATTTGTACGTAACTTACCAATTAAAGGCGTTCAAGCAACAGGTGAAGAAGGTGTTTTAACTGCCACAGCCGCAGCAAAAGAACTTGATACCCGTATTAAAGAA